TCGTGTTCCCGCATCTAAGATTACCAAAAAGAATATGCATGAGATAGGAGAAGATGAGATGGAGGGATTGGATACCACTATTGATTGGAAGAACACAGATGACAACTCTTATGACGGTGAGAAGTTATTACTGCTTGTTCATGATGAGAGTGGTAAGTGGTTAAAGCCAAATGATATCTTAAATAATTGGAGGGTAACTAAAACGTGTTTGCGTTTGGGTAGTAAGATAATTGGGAAGTGTATGATGGGTTCCACATCTAATGCATTAAATAAAGGAGGAAGTAACTTTAAAAAACTATACGAGAGTTCCAATGTGATGAAAAGAAACTCCAATGGTATGACAAAGAGTGGTATGTATTCTTTGTTTATTCCTATGGAGTGGAACATGGAAGGCTTTATAGATAGATATGGATTCCCTGTATTTAGAACACCAAGTAAAGAAGTGAGGGGAGTAGATGATGAAATGATTGACTTTGGTGCAATTGACTATTGGGAGAATGAAGTTCAATCTTTAAAGGGTGACCCTGATGCATTGAATGAATTTTACAGACAGTTTCCTCGCAGTGAGTCACACGCATTTAGAGATGAGAGCAAGGCATCTATATTTAATCTAACAAAAATATATCAGCAAATAGATTATAATGATGGATTGATAACAGACCATCATGTAACGAGAGGTTCTTTTCATTGGTTGAATGGAGAGAAGGATACTAAGGTTGTATTTAGTCCTGATAAGCGAGGTAGGTTTCTTGTTAGTTGGACACCTGATAAGGGGATGCAAAATAAAATAATTGTAAAGAATGGAATTAAGTATCCCGGCAATGAACACATAGGTGCATTTGGTTGTGACTCTTATGATATATCAGGTGTAGTAGGTGGAGGTGGTTCTAACGGAGCGTTGCATGGTGTAACTAAATTCAACATGGACCACGCTCCAAGTAATGAATTTTTTTTACAGTATGTTGCAAGACCTCAAACTGCTGAGATATTTTTTGAAGAAGTGTTAATGGCTTGTGTGTTTTATGGAATGCCAATACTTGCAGAGAATAATAAACCAAGGATACTATATCATTTTAAGAACAGAGGTTATAGAGGGTTCTCAATGAATAGACCTGATAAAGTTTATAATAAGCTCTCTAAGACTGAAAGAGAACTAGGAGGGATACCTAATACCTCTGAAGATGTAAAACAGTCTCACGCATCAGCTATTGAGTCTTATATTGAAAAGCACGTTGGATTAGATACAGAGGAAACATATAGACCTAATGATGAAATGGGGTCAATGTTATTTACTAGGACATTAGAAGATTGGGCAAAGTTTGATATTAATAACCGTACAAAGTATGATGCGACAATAAGTTCAGGACTAGCTATCATGGCTATTCAAAAACACTTGTATCAGCCTCAGAAAAAAGAGTCAAAAATAAGCATTAACTTTGCAAGGTATAGGAACAAAGGAATTTACAGTGAATTAATTAAGTGATGAAAGAAGTTAAGATAAATATAAATGACGTAGGCTTTCCAAATCAGTTTGTATCTGATGCAGAAAAAGCAACAGACGAATATGGATTACAAATAGGACAAGCAATTCAATACGAGTGGTTTAGAAAAGATGGAAACCAATGTAGGTTTTATAATCAGTTTGCAAACTTTAATAGGTTAAGGTTGTATGCACGAGGAGAGCAACCTATAGGTAAATATAAAAATGAATTAGCTGTTGATGGTGATTTATCATATCTTAATTTAGATTGGACTCCCGTTCCTATACTTCCTAAGTTTGTAGATATAGTAGTTAATGGTATGGCAGATAGACTATTTAAGGTTAATGCTTACGCACAAGACGCTATGTCTCAGGCTAAACGAACCAAGTATCAAGATATGGTAGAAGGACAAATGGTTGCTAAAGACTTGTTATCTAACATACAGCAAAACTTTGGTGTCGACCCATTTACTATTCCACCTGATGAGCTTCCTTCTACAGATGAAGAGATGTCATTATATATGCAGATTAATTATAAACCTGCAATAGAGATAGCTGAAGAAGAAGCTATTAATACTTTGTTTGATAGTAACCATTACTCAGATTTAAGAAAGAGATATGATTATGACCTAATGGTTCTTGGTGTAGCTATGGCAAAGCATGAGTTCTTACCCGGAGCAGGAGTTAAAGTATCTTATGTAGACCCTGCTAATGTTGTTTATAGTTATACTGAAGACCCACACTTTAAAGATTGTTTCTATTGGGGTGAAATAAAAACTGTTCCTATAACAGAGTTAATGAAGATTGACCAAGACTTAACGAGAGAAGATTTAGAAAAGATTAGTCAGTACAGTCAGAATTGGTATAACTATTATAATGTCGCTCAGTTTTATGAGAACAGTTTATTCTATAGAGATACGTGTACCCTATTATACTTTAACTATAAAACCACAAAGAAGATAGTTTATAAAAAGAAAAAGCTAGATGGTGGAGGAGAAAGAGTTATTGAAAAGGATGATAGCTTTAATCCACCTGAAGAAATGATGGAAGAAAATAACTTTGAAAAGATAGAAAAAACTATTGATGTATGGTATGATGGTATAATGGTAATGGGTACTAATATATTATTGAAGTGGGAGATGGCTGAAAATATGGTACGACCAAAGTCTGCTACTCAACACGCACTTCCTAACTATGTAGCAGTAGCACCAAGAATGTACAAAGGAGCTATTGAATCTTTGGTAAGAAGAATGATTCCCTTTGCTGACTTAATCCAAATCACTCATTTAAAAATACAGCAGGTATTATCTAAGGTTGTACCTGATGGTGTATTCATAGATGCTGATGGGTTAAGTGAGGTAGACCTTGGCACAGGTAATGCTTACAATCCTGAAGATGCATTAAGATTGTATTTTCAAACAGGTAGTGTAATTGGAAGAAGTTATACACAAGATGGTGAGTTCAACCAAGCAAGAGTTCCTATTCAAGAATTAAATAGTAATTCAGGTGCGTCTAAGTTGCAGATGTTAGTTAACAACTACAATCATTACTTGAATATGATTAGAGATGTGACCGGACTTAACGAAGCAAGAGATGGTTCTACACCAAATCCTGACGCATTAGTAGGTGTTCAAAAGTTAGCAGCATTAAATAGCAATACTGCAACAAGACATATTCTAGATAGTAGCTTATATATTTATAAAACTTTAGCTGAAGGTCTTACATATAGAGTAGCGGATATTCTTGAGTATTCTGATTTTGCTGAAGAGTTTACAAACCAAGTAGGAAAGTATAACGTATCTATCTTAAATGAAATCAAAGACTTATATATATATGACTTTGGTATTTTTATAGAGGTTAGTCCTGACGAAGAAGAGCAAGCTATGCTTGAGCAAAATATTCAGATGGCTTTATCGAAGAATGACATCAACCTTGAAGACGCAATTGATATTCGAGAACTTAAAAACTTGAAACTTGCTAATCAACTTTTAAAGTTGAAAAGAAAACAAAAGCAGGAAAGAGAAGAAAAGATGAAGATGCAACAGCAAGCAATGCAAGCACAAGCTCAAATACAATCTCAACAGGTTGCTGCTCAAGCTGCTCAACAAAAAATACAAGCTGAGACCCAATCTAAGATGCAGATTAAACAAGCTGAGATAGCTTTTGAAATAGAGAAGATGCAGGCAGAAGCTAAATTAAAAAGTGAATTGATGGCTGAAGAGTTTGCTTATAATCAACAACTAAGAGATATTAGTGAGAATGCTTTACAAACTAGAGAAAATGAAAGAGAGAAAGCTAAATCAGATAGAATTACACAGCAAAACAATCAACAATCTAAATTAATTAATCAACGAAAGAACAACTTGCCTCCTCAAGAATTTTCAGCAGACGATAAGCCTGTACCCCCTATGCAAAAGATGCAAGGAGGAAAGCCACCTATCTTTGAATCTAATGAAGATAGTTTAGATGGATTTGACTTAGCAGAGTTCTCTCCAAGGTAGCTTGAAATAATGTAAAAATTTTGTGTAACTTTGTAACAAAATCAAATTAAATGGAAATAAAAGTAAAATCATTAGACGAAGTCGAAAGTAAAAGCGTGCAAGAAGTAGAGAAAGAATTACTTGAAAAGCACGAAGAACAATTTGAAGACTCAACAGAAAAAGAGGAAGTAACCAATGTGGAGGCTACTACAGATGAAACCACTTCAGCAGATGAAGTAAAAGAAGAACCACAGGAAGCTTCGCCTTTGACGGATGATGACGTTCTTTCATATATTGAAACTAAGTACGGAAAGAAAATCAATTCATTTGATGAGTTGATGGAAGAGCGAGAGGCATCAGAAGAATTACCTGAAGATGTAGCCGCTTACTTTAAGTACAAAAAAGATACAGGTCGTGGTATAGATGATTATGTTAAGTTACAACAAGACTTTGATTCTATGGAAGACGACAAACTGTTAGCAGAGTATTATCTTACAACAGAGGAAGGTTTAGATGGTGATGATGTAAAAGATATGATAGATGAGTTTTCATATGATGAAGACTTAGACGAAGAAAAGTTTGTAAGAAAACAAAGACTAACAAAGAAAAAAGAAATTGCTAAAGCTCGAAAGTTTTTTACTGAGCAGAAGGAGATATATAAACAACCTCTTGAGTCAAGTACGGTTGGAATGTCTGAAGAAGCGAAGAAGCAACTAGAAGAGTATAAGCAGTATTTAGATAATGCAAAGTCATATCAAGAGGAGAACAAACGTAAGACGGAGTGGTTCCATAAAAAAACAAATGAAGTCTTTACAGATGAGTTCAAAGGTTTTGAGTTCAAGTTAGATGATAAAAATGTTACTTACGCTCCCGGTGATTTAGCTGAATTAAAAAAAGCACAGTCTACTCCAATGAACTTTATTAATAAGTATTTGGATGAGAATGGTTTGATTAAGGATGCGGCAGGATATCACAGAGCTTTATCTATTGCAATGAACCCTGACAAGTTTGCAAAGTTCTTTTATGAACAAGGGCAAGCTGCAGCAGTGGATGATGTAATGCGTAAACAAAAGAATGTCAATATGACAACACGCAAAGCACCTGAGACTGTAACGAAGGGGGGAATGAAAATTAGGTCCGTCAATCCTGACTCAGGTCGTGGACTAAAAATTAGAAGTATAAAGAAAATTTAAAAATTAAAAACTTAAAAAAATGGCAGTACAAGCAGTACCGGGGTTTGATTTACAACCCTCAGCAGAACAGGTCGCATTAGCGACTAATTATATTACCAACTTTGATTTCTTGAATCAGTATCTACCTGATACATATGAGAAAGAATTTGAAAGATATGGTAACAGAACAGTAGCATCTTTCTTACGTTTAGTAGGAGCAGAGATGCCATCTAACTCTGACCTTATCAAATGGGCAGAGCAAGGAAGATTACATACTAAATATGTTAATGTAAACGCAGATACAGCGGCAGGTTTGACAGTTCAAACTTACACTGTTAATGATGCTAACGTAACAGGTATAGCAATTAGAGCAGGACAAACTGTATTAGTGGTAGATAATGCTACAGGAAACAGTAATAAAGGTCTTGTAACAAACATTGTGAATGCAGGTGGTACCGGTGTAG